TCTTACTCTCAATCCAACGGATAGAGACTTGACCAGAAAGCGTAATCGCCTCCGCATTGGCCAGTTTATAGTACCTAAAATACTGATTACCGATAGCACCATAAGCAGAGTTGAGTGAGATCTTCTTAGCCATCTGGATATTGTTGCACCGGGCAATCTCTTTCTCCAGTGTCTTAGTAGGTGTCTTCTCATATTGTTGCTTTGCCTGAAGCATTCTCTTCTTAAAGATTACACGATCTCCATACATCTTCTCCATGAGTTCTGGAAGAAACCCACGAACATCTTTGCGATACATTGCACCATTGGCACAGACCGCATTGTCTTTATACAATTCAAAGTTTATCTCTTCATCAAGGATTCGGTCAACCGTAGCCGTTGGATGTCTTTCTTCCAGTAAGGTTTCTGGGGAGATATTGTACTGCATAATGAGATGAGGGTATAGACTGTTAAGGTCAAAAGACACAACCCAATCATACTTTCCTGGAATCGGTTCCTTGACATATGCCCCCGCATACTTTTCGTTTTTATCTGATCTAATCTTAGGTGGAATAACAATATCACGTTTCTTTAGATAATTATAGATGATATTATCCCACATGCGGACCTGATAGAACACATCTGCATAATTGACCTTAGCATCATATGCCATGGTCAAAGCAAGTTCAATCAGTTTCATCTTGTCTTCCAATCGGTCAACAAGTTCTACGTCAACAATATTATATTCAATATACTTCTGCCAACCATGAGTATAGAAGTCTTTGAAGGTTTCAAACTCAGAGTGATCAAGTTTCTTTTGACCCAACTCCACCTCAGCTATGTAGTCAAGTCTATATGATTCTTGAGCTTTATAGGTAAACTTCTTATACAATTCAAGATAATCAAGTTGGGTCACTCCACCAACATCAAAAGCAGTTTGCTTTCTTCCTTTTACATAAATTTCATTCTCTGTGACAAGACCCCAAGGAGAAAAACGTTTCATGAGTTTCTCACCTAACACACGATTAAGTCTCTTGCAAATGTATGGAATATCATAAAACTGAATATTCCAACCAGTAATCACATCAGGAACATCAACCATCCAAAAATTAATGAAGTGACTCAACAATTCTTGTTCTGTAGGGCAATGATAATAAGTTACATTCTCTTGTTTATTGAAGAAAGGTTTTACTCCCCATGTAGTAATCTTTTTAGTGTTATAATCCTGAATTGTAATAGCAAGAATTTCCTCAGCACAAGATTCAACATCAGGGAATCCATTCTCTGATGCTGTCTCAATATCAATGGTTACAAGTTTGATCTGACTAATGTCAAACTTGATTTCATCTTGAGGATACTTTTCTGAAATATACTGGTAGATGTATCGATCATTTCCATAGATGGCAAATCCATCTACTTCATCATACTTCTTGTAGAATTCGCGGCAATCACGAACACTACCAGGATGTATCTCTTCTACGGGTTCTCCACTTAATGTCCTATACTTGGAATCTTTCTTGCTCTTCACAAATAGAGTAGGGAAAAACTCATCCCTGTGCTCATACCTTCTACCATTCTCAACTCCACGAACAAGGAATTGATTACCAATCAACTGAACATTAGTGTAGAAACGCATTACTTGGATAAGTCCTCGTATTTTTCAATTAGTGTTGGAGTTGGATCTACAATAGTTATAATCTTATCAGAACTAATCATAAAAAACTCATCCCTTGTGGCACCCAACATCCAGGATTCTAACATGCCACCTTCCACTAAAACAAAAGGTTTGGTCAGTTTACAATCTGGTTCACCAGGAATAGAAGCAGCAACCTCTTCAATCTGACTGATCAGAATTTGGTTGTTCTCCAGTAGAATCGCTTTGATTGTCTTTTCCATAATTTACGATGTCCTCAACATACATTTCTTTTAATTTAATGGTGGGTTCAACCATAGTTACAACCCAGTCAGATGGAATAGGAATAGTATCCTCTGCAGAGAGAGGCATCCAGGGGAACAGAGAGACCTCATAACCAGCCTTACGTACTCTTCCCTCACTTCCATCTTTACGCACGTTAGGGTCGCGCATCTTGACCACACAGGGTCGATTTAAATAGTACCCCACAACTCTTTTAGCATCTTCTTCTCCAAATGCCATTTCACTGACATCTGCTATCATGTCCTCACCGGACTTTAGAAGCAATAGTTTAATTGACATAACTCAGAATTTCCTATACATATTTTACCAAGAAAAAAGAGGGGTGTCAACTGGATTTTGCCAGTAACCCCTCTGCGGCGACGATATACTTTATTTAGAACCAATCTTTTCGTTGATGATGCTCGGGAACAATTCTACCAAGAACAACTGTCAGCAGTCCATCTTCAAAATCAACTGATCTAACTTCAGTTTCATCCGATAAAGTCCATACTCTTGTGAAAGATCTTTGTGCTAGACCTTTGTGAACATATTCAGTACTGGTTTCTTTGTCTTCTTTCTGACCTTCAATGAAAAGTTTTCCGTCTTGTGTGTAGACAAATACTTCTTTCTTTTTAAATCCTGCAAGTGCAATCTCAAGTCTTGACTCTACATTACTAACTTCAATCAAATTATATGGAGGATAGTTTGTTGTGGTCTCATGGAGATCGAATACACGATTGAGATAATCATTCATCCCAATACTATTCTTAGAAATCTTATCCAAGAGTACAGGAAGATCTGACGCAGTAAAGCGTGTGAGGTTAGTCATTGTACTACTCCTTTTTAAAGCGAGATTAGATTGTGTGGACCCCGAAGGCATCCAAATATATTTATAACATAAAACATAAAAAAAGAGGTATGGGGTAAACCACACCTCTTGTAAGTTCCGACTTTTGAAGCGACCGCACGAAAGATCGCAAGGTTATTTATCAGTCTTTGTGAATAACTGGGTTCTTTGCAACATCAATGAATGAAGGTCGGAGAATAGGATCTTCATCCTTGATAAAACTTGCAAAGATCTTTCCATCTACAATCGGAATAGCAGTTGCATGAGATTGATTGAACTTAAGTTCTTGCTCTTCACAGTACTCATTGTAAATACTAACAAAACGACAGACAAATAAAGTATATCCTTTAATAGTGCGATTACCTTGAGTAATATCAGCCTGAGTCAGGCACTTCTTAACAGGAACTGATGCAATTGCTGATTTAGGGGCACCACTCTGCTCAAGAATCTTCCGAGTTTCAAGTGCTTCTTTTTCTCTGTCAGCAAAATAGTGACGCATCATGTCACTGAAGGAATCAATCCCATCATTCTTTTCATTCACGTAAGCGATGTGAGCAGAGAATGTGGAAAGGAAAGACGCTCCACCCCGAACAAAGTTTCCAAAAACTTCTTTTTCGCAGTTATCTGCAGAAAACACATCTACATGAGTTTCAAGGAAGCATTTTACAAACTCGTCTCCAGATTCTTTTCGTGCCTTGTCGATGTAACTGTGTGAGGTGCAGTTAAACTTTGCATCCTCAAGTGTTCCTGCAATTCCGATGCCAAAAGGTTTAAGGAAATCGTAGATGAGTTTTGCCCACTTCTGCTCGGAGAAGTACGCGGACTTGAACTTTTCATCCGTGCTTTGAGTAGAACGGAAGTTGCAGTCTGCGTTGTGATTTTCAGACTCTACACGAATCATTTCTTCCTGAGAAATTCCTGGTTTGTGGAAGATGACAAGAACCGGAATCCGTGTAGATTTACTTCGCGTAACAGCATAAAGCATAGAAACGCGGTTGTTACCCTGAGTGATAACAAGAACATATCGACCGTCTGGACGCAAAAATCCAACTAGAGTTCCTGCTGCTTGATAGGAGAATCCTCCCATCCCATTCAGATCTCTCTCCTGATTACCGTACCGCAGATTATCTCCACGATTGTATTCGGGATCGGTCATGATATCTCCAATTCTGGCAGAGACATGAACGCTATCAACGCCTTCATACTCCCCTCTGGAGTGTGCTTCGACGACATCTTCAAGTTTTGGAAGTCCATCTGTCGGTGCTTTATCTAAGACCGGCAGGTGTGACAGAAGTTCTTGAACAATGTCTGAGACCTTATTAGAAAAAAGGTCGCAAAGATTTAGTAGTGTTTTCACCATAGTTTACCTTCCTTTGGTTTTGGTAAGTAGTGTTGTGCAAAATCAACCGTTATTGAGTTAGGTTGACTCGGAAAAATCCGATGCACTTATTATACAGACTGGTCTATGGTATCGTCAAGAGCCAATCTGTTTCCGAGAACGCGAACCATCAAGTCCAGAGAAATTTGCTGTGGTCGTTGCTTCCAACCATACCACTTACTTTTCTTTCCTTGTTCGTGTGGAGGAAACTTATGAACAGAGTAATATTGTCCCTCTGTAACATCATAAATTTTATTCCCATTCTGCAACCACCAGTGTTTCTCTCCACGATAGTCTTCTGCACTCATTGGAACTAAATCATTAGTATCCATGAGATAAAATAATGCCTGACTTGCATGGTAACAATGACCATACATCTTATTCGTTAAAGTATCGCTTGGATACATTAACTTCTTACGTCCTTTGAGTAGATCTGGTGTGAGATTTCTCTCAATCAATCCCATCACCAGACACATACTTTTTTCACTATATTCATAAGGTTCAAAGACAAGTCTTCTTGTTTCAAAGATTTCTTTATCCCGATACCGATGTCTTTCAACCGTTTTCATTCACCTTCTTGGGGTTTAGTCTTCTTGCCGATATTATACTTCTGTTCTAGCACCCAATCTCCCTTATCCTTATATGCAAGAACCTTAATCTGATTAAGAGGTGCAATATCGGAAACTGAATCTTCTTTCACTACTGAGATAAGTCCCCAGTCAGCAAGCAAACGGGCAATACGATTTCTACGTTGCACATCATTTACTGTAAGATTAGCATGTTTCCCATCAAGGGCAAACAACTCTTTAAAATGCACGATGAAATATCTACCCTGTTTGTGCAGGATATGACAGGATTGATAAAGTTTTTTCTCCTTACGAGAAGCAACTCCAATTCTAGTTAGAGTCTCTCTGACTTTCAGAAAATCATCAGGTTCATTAAGAAGAACCTCCACCATTTGATCTTGAGACCAATCAACCGTAGGTTCTACAGTATTAGTCATTTTTTCCCTCCAATGTCAAGTCGTTGTTTAATAAAATTAATCTGTTCTTTAGTCAGGATTTTCAGAGCTTGGGATGCTTTTTCATTACTATATCCATAGTATTGTTTGATGCTTTCTAAGTCCGTGACTTTATCCTTACGGAGCCAGGGAGAGAACCTCTTTCTTTTCCTCAGACTATTTAGATAAAATGAATATTGCATATCCTTTTCTAAGTTTGGATACTTATTCATTTCATTTGCATACATGACACAATCAAGGTGCCCAGACAAACAACGATTAATAATATATGGAGGGTAAGAGCTAATATGTTCTGATAGATCATCCTTATTAAAGTTGATTGAATTTAACCAGTCTTTGAGTTCCATTATCTAATAATTTGAATGTCATCATCGTCAGTCCAGAGTTCTACTTTTTTTCTGAATCTACCTTCTGCTTTGAGTTTTTCATATCTCTTAGTTGATTTCTTTTTCCACCAAGCAACAATGTTTTCAAGATAAAACTTATCCCAGTTAGGACCACGAACAAGTTCATCTTGCTCACCAAGAATCACTTCACGAACATTTGAGTATCCATATTCACAAAAGTACGTTCTCTTCTTCTGAGTTAGTGACAGAGCAGTTTGTATTACAGAATTAAATTGTTCCAGTTTTTCTTTCATCCCATATTCTTTTAGAGAATTACGAGTGATAGAAATCATCTTTGTCTGACGCTTCATTTTTTTAGAAGATGCTTTATTGTCAGTAAGAGGTTGATTGTTATTCCAAACAGTGAACTGATCGTGAAGACGATGAAATGCTTCATCATGAAGGAGAGGCAGAAACTTACTCTCAGTCAGTCCCTTATACCTCATGAATGGTTTAAGACCATCATATTGTGAAGCATCCGTAGTAGACCCATATAGAGATGTGGTTTCAAACAAAGCAATATCCTTCTCAAAGACATCATTTAAGGTCTCACGGGCATAGTGAGAGCAGCACAGGAGGGCAAGGAGTTTACCACCAAGGTAGTTGTATCCAAAAGGTTGAGATGGAACGATCACAAATCCCATGGCTGCATGGCGATTGAAGATTGAAAGATTGGGTGCTTGACCTAACCAGATGTTTCTTGGTTTAGAGTTAATAGTAGGAGATCCAAAGCGGATAAATCCAAGACAAGTTTGAGTATTTTTCTCAAAGATCATCCAACGCAATTCTCTACCAGGAATGTTACTCTCATTATTATGAGAAGATACTGCTCTCAAAAGATTTCCATAGTGCTCCTGTGGCATTGAATGCTGAAAGCGAGCACCAACAAACCTGATATCAAACTCCATCTCTTGTGGATGAATATCTTCATTAAAGAACTCGTCATGAAGTGGTGCAAGAGAACTTGTAGACTTTATTACTTCTTTCTTTACAAAACGCAGATAGTCCTCAATATTTCCCATCTGAGAGAAATACTTGATGAATTCATCAGCAGCCCAAACTGCAACATCATCGGATAAAATCATAGGTAGTTAGGTTCATCCGCACGAAGAAGAACACCATCAACCTTATTCAGTAGTTGTTGCATATCATTATGCAAAAGACGGTATCCACTTCCGACATACAATTGTCCAAGTACGACCGATACTGTAGCAGTTCCCCAAAAAATGTAGTACCACTTAGATTTTACTTGTGCTCTAGTCTTGGTTTTCATAATGTTTAATTAATCGTTCTGCTTGTTTTTTATCAATCCCACAAGGGGCATTTTTCAGGCATCTAATAATAACCTCATTATCGCATATGGTAGGTTTGATTGTAAATCCCCACTTGTCAACTTCACCTTCTGTAGGTGCTTCACATGGATCGAATTCATGTGGCATTATTCAATACCTGGTGGAAAAGTTTCAATCTCAGTCAATTCATAATCCCAGTCTTCCATAACTTTATTGGCAAGGAATCTATCAGAAAGCATTTCAAGTTCCTTCTCAGCATACTCTCTAGTCTCTGCTTCTAACCAAACATCAACTACCTTACCCAATCTAAGTTTCTTGATATTGAGTTCTGATAATCGTTTACAGGCATCTCTCACAGCATTACCAGGAGAGTCATCCACCTGTGATCGTAGTCGGATGAATACTAGTGCTTTAAACTTCATTTGAACTCACACTCCACCATAATCTCAGTTAAACACGCAAGCATATTTATTTCCTGATCCGCAACAAATGCCATTTGATACTGATACTTAGCAATAGTGAGCACAGCAGCAGGAATACTATTCGGAACCATGGAATCATAACAAGCATCGTAAATACGACGCAGTAGGACAGAAGTATCATTGTCCAAGTTATTGACAACCCATTTACGTACTTCGGGAAAATCTTTCTCTTTAAGTTTCTTAACCAAGTCATTGACTTTAACATCGCTGAATGTTGCAAGAATACCTGCGTCTATTTCTCCTCCGGAGGAGTATCTTTGGCATTCGTTGAGGACTCTTCTCCAGTCTGGGAAATGTTTATTGATAAGTTCTGCAAGTACTTTCTTATCACTCTTGCACCCTTCTGCGTCCAAGATAGTGTTAATTCTCCTGAAGAACTCCCCGGCCAGTTCCTGTCTTTCTTTTCCTTTGATGGAAAACTCGACGACGGCGCATCGCGAATGGAGGGGCTCAATGATTTTGTTTTTGTAGTTGCAGGTGAAGATGAATCTGCAGTTGCTACTAAACTCCTCAGTAAACGCCCGTAGGAGGAGTTGTACATCATTGGTTGTGTTATCTGCCTCATCAATGAGGATGACTTTGTGTTTTGCAGTTGATGAAAGCGAGACGGTCGAAGCGAAATTCTTCGCATTGTTTCGGACAGTATCCAGGAATCGTCCTTCATCAGATCCGTTGATGACATAATAGTCTACTCCAAGTTCATTGCATAATGCTTTTGCTACAGTAGTTTTTCCACAACCTGCAGGACCTGCAAGAAGTAGATTAGGAACTTCACCTTTATCTAGGAAGTTTTTAAATGTGGTTTTTATACTCTCTGGGAGAATACATTCTTCAATAGTTTTGGGTCTGTATTTTTCAACCCAAAGAAATTCATCACGCATAGTCATTCCAAAGGACGAACAAATTCATTTGACACAATATCAGTTGCCTTCAATTGTTCTTTCATATATTCTACACCCTTTTCAGGCATAGTACTATCCCCACAAGTAAAGACATCACAAACTGCCATACCGTTCTCTGGCCAAGTATGGATACTGAGATGACTTTCAGCAAGCATAGCAATTCCAGTCACACCTTGCGGTTCAAACTTATGTACTGTTAAATCAAGCAATGTTGATTTACATTCTTTTGATGCTTTATATAAGACCATTCGTATGAAATCTTTATCATCAAGTAAATCAAAAGGACAACCTTTTAAGGTAAAAAGAATATGTCTCATTATACCCATTCAGGTTTGCGGTCAGGGATGCGAAGATAATTATCCTTCACCCATGGTTTAGATGAAATATACATCTTATATTTGTCAAAGATGGATATTGAAGAATCTAACTTGAACTCATCAGGTCCCGCAAAGACAAAGGGTGTTGTATCCTTCCCACTGCGACCTTGTGGGTCTGCGGTAGGAAGTATCTCCTTTGCTGCTAGAAGCGTGTTCTGGCAGGTGTGG